ACTGTTCGACTAAAGGAGGTTATATCATGGCTTGCAAGAAAGGAAGTAAGAAAGGGCCGAAGAAGGGGAAGTAAACATCAAGGAGGATAAGTAACGATGACACAATTTGGAAACGAAGCTCTCGCAACTATAGCAGGAGCCACCACACTTAGCGTTGTTTTTATTGCCATCGTGTCTTACATGGTGAGGAAAATGGATAAGATCGCAGATGAAAAGATTTCCAAAGAGGTCTTCGTGCAGTATTGCCAAAGGATTGATGATCATCTGAAGCACGGAGAAACACAGTTCCTTGAAATCAAAAGCAATCTTTCCGCGCTGGAAGAAGCGTCAAATGCCACGGCCAGAACCTTAGCGGAAATTAACACCACAGTCCGACTTGTGGCGAAGAATATTGGAGTTGTGCTTAAGAGAGAGACTGATAATTAAGGAGGGTTGGAGTAATGGCAACTTTTTCGGCAATCAGAGTGCGCAGTGGGTATGATTGGGATGGGGACACTAATGTAAATGATCAGACATTTAATGATGGACCGCATTGGGAGTTAGTATGAGTCAGTTTAATAGTAAGTTGGTTATAGACCAGTTGTCTGATATGGTATTTGCCCTTGTTGAACCCCTTATTTATGAAAGTAGTTACCTTGATACTATTATCATTGTCCCAAAAGGATTTGAAAGTGACGGTGCAAGTGTGCCGCGAATACCAATAGTTTATGAAATGTTTGGTAACCGAGCACACCATGAAGCGGTGGTTCATGATTATTTATACCGTATAGACTCAAACCCTGTTGCTCCAAGGGGAGTTGCAGACTTAATTTTTATTGAAGCTATGAAGGCGAGGGGTAAGTCATGTTTTGTACGGAGTGCTATGTATGCAGGTGTTAAAGCGGCAGGTTGGACAGCATATCATAAAAGAAAGGTGGAGGATAAACTATGAGACAGGTAATAGGGTTGGCATTGGTGGCGTTGTTGTTACTGACAAGTTGTACGTTTTTAAACATTAAAGACCCTGTAAAAGAGGACTTGGCAATTAAGATTGCTGCAAGGGCGTTAGGTTACAAGGTTGCTATGCATAATAAGGAATTGACAAAAGATATTCTTCCACAAGCTAAAGCAATATTAGCTTATGAGGATGTTAATCAGTTGGTAAATGATTTGTGGCCAAAAGCAATTAAGTGGGCTACCGAAAAAGCATCGAGTGATCCTCTTATGGCAGCGACTCTTGCAGATGTTTTGTCTTTGGTAGAAGTAAAAGATATTCCTATTGATGGTAAAGCAATTAAGATAAGATTATTTTTGGTTGGGTTTATTGAAGGTGTTGAACTCGCCATTTAATTCATAAATAAAGGAGATTATTTGTGAATAAAGTGATGTTAACAATTAGTAAAAAGTGGAATAGACCAGAGATCAGGACTGCTTTAACTGGAGAAGGAATAATTCTCCAGATGCAGTTACCTGATTTCTTGGTTGCTTTGAAGCAAGAAGTTTTATCTAGTTCTTTGTTTGATGGTGCCACACAGAAGTTACAAGACCATGTTGGTCCTGTAAAATTTATTGTATCAGAAAAAGTTTTTCAAGAAAGGTTAGATCGTGCAGTTCGTATATTAACTGATTCTTTAACTAGTGATCTTGAGAAATGTTTAGATAATGCTTTTATCGAAATTGTAACAGGCATTAAAGAAGAAAGTCGTAAGGTGATTGAGTAATGGCAGAAATAACTCTTCCAAATAATTGGATACCGCGCGATTATCAAATGCCCCTGTGGTCGTATCTCGAAAATGGCGGTAAGCGAGCCGTGGCAATATGGCATCGTCGTGCTGGTAAAGATTTAACTGCCATTAACTATGTTGTAACATCTATGATTGAACGTCCTGGGTTGTATTGGCATTTGTTGCCGACATACAATCAGGGTCGCAAGATCGTATGGGATGGAATGGATCGTACAGGGCGACCATTTCTTGATGCATTTCCAAATGAGTTAATTAAGGGTAACCCAAATAATACTGATATGAAGTTGGAAACAGTTAATGGTTCCATGTATCAGGTTGTTGGGACTGATTGGGTAGATCGGTTGGTTGGTGCAAACCCTGTTGGCTGCGTTTTTTCAGAATATTCCCTTCAAGACCCACGCGCATGGGATTTAATTCGCCCAATCCTATTAGAAAATAAAGGTTGGGCAATGTTTGTTTATACACCACGTGGTAAAAATCATGGCTACAACTTATTTAAAACAGCTCAACAGAATAGTAAAAGCTGGTTTTCACAAGTATTAACAATTAATGATACTGGTATTATAACGCCAGAGGAGATTCATGATGAAAGAATGTCAGGAATGTCAGATGAACTCATTCAGCAAGAATTTTATTGTAGCTTTGAAGCTGGGATACCTGGAGCTTATTTTTCCGTACAGGTCTTACAAGCCAAACGTGAAGGTCGGTTTTGCGGTGTTCCTGTGCATGTGGATGTTCCTGTTGATACTTACTGGGACCTTGGCATGGATGACTCAATGAGTATTTGGTTTGCCCAGGACATAGGAAAAGAGATTCACATGATTGATTATATGGAAGGTGCAGGAGAAGGTCTTCCATATTATGCAAAAGAACTAGCGAAAAAACCTTATTTATATGGCAGACACTACGCACCACATGATATTAAGGTAAGAGAGTTAGGGTCTGGAAAATCTCGACGTGATACTGCTAAACGATTAGGAATTGACTTTCGGGTTGCTAAGAAAGTAAATTATAAAGAAGAAGCTATTGAAATGGCTCGTAATATATTTCCACTATGTTGGTTTGATAGTACACGATGCGCTCGCGGTATTGATGCTTTGGAAAACTATAAGAAAGAATATGATGATAAGAAAAAGGTTTTTATGTCAAACCCTGTTCATGATTGGGCAGCACACGGTGCTGACGCTTTTATGACTATGGCTGCAACGCATGAGTTTAAAAACTATCGAACTGGAAACATTCTTTATCATCCCGGTCATAGACGCCAGATTAAAATTGCTGATTCAATAGCAGGATATTGAGGTGAATTATGGGAAGTGAACTTGGAATAAAAGTTAAGCGTTTTTATGATGATGTTGCTGGTAAACGATCTGTTTATGAAACAATTTGGTTACAGGATTTGCGCCAGTACAAAGGTATATATGATCCTGAAATATTGGCAAAAATGGATGCAAAACGTTCTAAGTCATTTATTAGGGAAACACGAACTAAAGTTCGTACCATTGATGCAAGGATAATGGATCTGTTATTTCCTGCAAACAGTGAAAAGAACTGGGGTATTGAACCTACTCCAACACCCTCTGTTCCACAACCTATTGAGGAAATGTTACTTACAAAAATGGCAATGATTTTACAGGAAGGCGGTCAGGATCGTCCGCCAACACAAGAAGAGTTAATTCAGAACATTAAGGATTATACGCTTGAGACTTGTAAAAACATGTCTCAGGAAATTGACGATCAGTTATCAGAAATAAAGTATCGTGGCATTATTCGAGATGTTATGCATTCAGGACATTTATATGGTACTGGTTGGTTGAAAGGTCCGTTGGTTGATCAGGTAGTGGAACCGCACTGGGAAATGGTTCAGGTACAGGAAGGTTTTACTTGGCAACTAGTACAAAAACAGATTAATCGACCTTACGCAGAGTTTAGACCGATTTGGGATATTTATCCTGACATGTCAGTAACCGATATTGGATTATGCCGATTTTTCTGTGAACGTCATATTATGCCTCGGCATAAATTGTTGCAGTTGGCAACTCGTCCTGATTTCAATGCAGAAATAATTTTGCAATATATTAAAGATAACCCTAATGGTAAAGCTGAATATGCAAATTTTGAAAATGAGTTGTATAATTTAAAGGATAAAAACACTAAACCACGACCAGAGATTAAAGGTGCGTATGAGTTGATTGAATATTGGGGGTATGTGTCAGTTAACGATTTGGCTGATCTTAACCCTGAACAGTTTACCAATTTAGGTATTCAGGTTGAAGGGGATCTTCCTGCTAATGTTTGGGTAATTGACAATGAGGTAGTTAAGATTGCTCTTCAACCAATTGCTGGTTTAGCTATTCCTTATTATGCATATTACTTTGACAAGGATGAAACTTCTATTTTTGGTGAAGGCATTGCATCGATTATGCGGGATCCGCAACGTTTGGTTAATGCTTCAATTCGCGCCATGATTGATAATGCTGCTCATTGTGCAGGTCCTCAATATGAAGTTAATGTTGATTTACTTGCTGATGGAGAGGATCCTACTGATATTGGTGCTTTTAAAGTCTGGATGCGTACGGGGCGAGATGCTGATATTGCAGGAAAAGAAGTTGTCAGGGTAAAGACATTGGCATCATATACCCCTGAATTTATGAACATGTACGGGATGTTTAGTCGGTTGGGTGATGAAGTAACAATTATTCCGCGGTATATGCAAGGTGATGCTCGTGTAAGTGGTGCAGGACGTACTGCTTCTGGTTTATCTATGTTAATGGGACAAGCTAATATTGGTCTATCAGACCTTGTCAAGGTGTTTGATGATGGAGTTACAAAACCCTTCATTACGGCCATGTATAATTGGAACATGCAGTTTAATGACAAGGAAAATATTAAAGGTGATATGAAGATTATTGCTCGAGGTTCTACTGCTTTAATGGCGAAAGAGATTCGAGCACAACAGATTCAGACATTTTTACAAATGACATTAAATGCAGAAGATGCTACTTGGGTCAAACGGGGTAACTTGTTGAAACGTTGGGCAGAGTCCACTGATATTGGTAGTGGTGAAGCTGTATATACAGAAGAAGAACATGCCGCATTAATGGAACAACGTCAGCAAGCGATGCAACAGGCGCAAGCACAGGCGCAAGCGCAAGAAGTGCAATCTGGGGCTGGATACAACCAACTAGAGTCAGTTATAAAACAACTTGAAGAAGGTATGTCAATGATGGCAGAGAAACTTTCAGGCATTGAGCAAGTAATTATGCAAAGTGTTCAAAATGCTAGACGCCAACAGATTTCAGGTGGTGCAGCATAATGAAAACCGTTAGAGAAGATTTAATTAAACGGCTAAAACCTTTAATGGGTCAACCTGGCATTTATGACATGTGTACCTTATTAGAAAATGAAATTGAACAGTGGAAAGAAGAACTTATTACTGCTAAAGGAAATGATATTTATGCTCTTCAAGGGGCTATTTTGAAATTAAAATGTTTACTTTTAGATCTAAAGCGTGATATAAAGATACAGGATTATCGTAACGGGGCTTATAATGCTGAAATAACTTAACCACCCTGTCAAGGACATGGTTAAAATAAATGGTGGATACGCTAATGGCGCCCACAAGGAGAGAGTATGTCGGAGGAAAATGTACAGGGAAGTAGTACGAAAGAAGTAGTTGAAGGATTTGAGGATAGTTTTAATGCAGCGGTTAGTGACACGCCTCAGGATAATGTTGAGACTGTTGTTAACACATTGCAAGAAACCCCTGTAAGTCAAACAACTACTGATGCGGCAGAAGAAAGTGTTGTTGAAACTGAAACAAAGGTAGAAACTCCAGAACAAGATTATCGTGCTTTATATGAAAAAGAAATTCAGCGCAATAAATCTTGGGAAGGTAGAATTTCTGCCGCAGAACGACGTGCTGCTGAATTACAGGCAAAGTTGCAGCAGACCAATGTTGCTCCCCCTGTACAAGCAAGTGCGCCTGTGGTTGATTTGTCTGATCCTTTAATCAAAGGTTTTGTTGAAGAAATGGGTGAGGATTTTATTAAACCACTTGATGCTTACATCAAACGCCAGATCAATGCAGCAATTCAACCAATTGTTGAAAAAGTTCCGGTGATTGAACAGAGTGTCACAACTATTGGTGAAGATCGCGTTAAGGATCACTATGATCAGATTTTTGAAGCTCATAATGATGTTGAGGAAATTGTTAAGTCTGGTGCCTTAAATGCTTATATTGATTCTTTACCATATAGTGAAGCGGTAACTAGGAAAAAAATTATTGATGGTGGGTCTACTAAACAGGTGATAAGTTTGCTTAATGAATATAAGGAACACACCAAAAAAGTAGATGAGAAACAGAACAAGTCAACAGTCCCCAATGTTAAGGTAACAGTTCCCAAAAATCAACTTGACGCAGCGACTGCTGTTAAAGGTGGTAGTTATGTTGTACCTAAAGGTAAAGCATTAGCCGATGATTTTATGGGAGCGTTTGCTGAAGCAGTTGCGACACATTAAATATAGGAGGATAAAATGGCCGTTATTACGACTTATGGAGATATTTCTCCGAGAACTGCTGCTTACGCGGCGAAGGAGTTTCTTGAAAGAGCGATTCCTTATCTTGTAATTGAAAAATTCGGGCAGGCAAAACCTCTTCCGTCTAATAGTTCAAAGACTATGACGTTCAGGAAGTATAATGCATTGTCCGCAACCCCTACTCTTTTGGTTGAAGGTGTTACACCTACCGGTAAACAGCTTACGTCAACTGATGTGAGTGTTACCCTGGAACAGCTTGGTGACCGCGTCGTTATCACTGATGTTATTCTTGATACTCACGAAGATCCAATTTTCCGTGAAGCTCAGGAAGTCCTTGGTGAACAGGCTGGTCAGATGATCGAGATTGCCAGGTTCGGTGTCATTAAGGCTGGTACTAACGTTTATCGTGCAAATGGTACAGTACGAACTGACATCAATACGCCTATCACCCTTGGTTTGCAGCGTAAAATTACCCGGTATCTGAAACGCCAGATGGCCAAGAAGATTACGTCTGTTGTTAAATCCACCCCGGCTTATGGGACGCAGGCAGTTGCCCCGTCTTATGTAGCACTCTGCCACTCTGATTGTGAAGCTGATATTCGGAATATGCCTGGTTTTGTTCCCGTTGAAAATTACGGTTCAGGTATGACCCCGTATGAAAGTGAGATTGGCAAGGTTGAAGATGTCAGATACATCTACTCCACCATTTTTGAACCTTGGGCTGATGGTGGTGGTGCTAAGGCTGGTTCGGGAACCGAGATGTTGTCTACCACTGGTACGGCAGCCGATATTTACCCCATCCTGTTCCTTGGCAAAAATGCCTACGGCATAGTTCCTTTGAAAGGCGCCAATGCGATTACACCGATGGTTGTAAATCCGAAACCGAGTGACAGCGATCCTCTTGCACAGCGTGGTCATGTCGGTTGGAAATCAATGCAGAAAGCTGTTATTCTTCAGGATGCTTGGATGTGTCGTCTTGAAGTTGCAGTAACTGCTAACCCGGTCTAATAGGAGATTATCATGAGTAAAACTAGAGTGGAACCCGATGACATGATGGACGTTAACAGTGCTTTTGGTGCTGCTGATGGTGAGGTACCTGATGAAGCCCTAATTTTAAATCAATTGATGGGTGCCGCAGAAGAAATCCGTAATGCTAAAAAGGTACGGGTTATTATGCATAATCAGGAAGGATCTGACGGCAATCAACCTGTTTTTGTCGCAGTAAATGGTATGGGTTATTCTATACCGCGTGAAGTCCCTGT